CAGGAATATGCAGCAAGTTTATGCCATTTTAACCTTCATTACTATATTCTATCTACTTCTTCGTAGCAACAATCGATCTCAGGTGGAGGCTCATCTTGTACCTTTACCCGAATCAGACGAGGAAGAAGAAATAGAACCCGAAATCGTGGAAAAGATTTTTGAATCTCCAAGCCTTAGAAGGAGGAGATCGATGGAGATGAAAGATGGAGTGATTTTCGGGGAGATCTCAGATGGTTTCATAACTGAAACTAATGAAAGTAAGAGGAACTTTGAGAGAAGATTCAGGACCAAAGAGAGCCGAAAGAGATCAAAGAAGGCCAAAGTCCCGATTGACTCCGGGAAAGCTAAGGCTTCGAAAGATCCAGGGACGGAAGAAACTTCAACGGAGTTAGTTTCATCAGAGAAAGTAGGGATCAGAAAGAGCATCAGAGATCTGTTAGAGGAGATTAAGGGAGAGGAAATGAACGATTTCCCGTCGGGATCTGATCCCATCGAAACTAGCAGATTGACCGATCTCGCCAATGATAAGTTGACGAGGCATTATGCCAATGAGAGAGCCTATGAGACTCTCCTGAAGAAACACAAGGGGAGAGAGACTTTTCTTCTAGAGGAGGTGCTTCAGAAGGGATATCGAATTTGGATACAGGAGCTTCCAAAGGATCACTACCTGAAGGTTCAGAAAAAGTCCGAAACGGCCGAGCTGAAGGACTCCATGTACATCAAGAGAATAGGAATGAACAGGGAAGAATACAGAAAGAGAAGGAAGCAAATGTACGAAGCCGAGGTTGTGAGGATGAAGGAAAGGGAAAGTTGGAGGAATCTCGAGGCGGAAATGGAGAATCTTTCAAGGGAATGGATAGATGATCCCTGGAAGGATTTAGGATCCCATCTCCTGGAGCCGGAGATGAGAGACAAAGCAGGAAAGTGCTTCCTCAGAATGTTCAAAGATCCGGGAACTCTTCTCCAGTCCCTAATTAACCCTACCATCAAGGAGATCAAAGAAGCATATTGTGATGAGGAGTTTGAGGAGGATATAAACATCACCGTGGTCTCCAGATCTTTCGGGATAACTCAGCTGCATGTAGGGTATGGTGCCAATCCGATAGCGGCAGACGAGGAAATACTAGAAAGGGGATACGATTTCCTTCTGAGAGAGTATAGCGACACTTACAGAGTTGGGATCGTCCCGACTCACAGAGTTTGTTCTGATCCCAAATGTATCGAGCATCTCAGAGTTGAAGGCAGAAGAAGCATACTTTCATACTGTCCCGGGAAGAAGTTGAGGTTTGACGGAAAGACCACCCCTTGCCATATCTGCAAGGAGGAAAACATTGATGAGGACACTTGGAGTGAAGGTCTAAAAGGATCCATTCAAGAGAGATTATACATGCCCGGAGGAATACATAACGCTGATGACGTAGTCGAACTAAAGAGATTGATGTCGGTGAAACACTTGCCGGTCTGTGGAATAGCGGGTTGTCCGGCACACTTTAACTGCGCCACTCTTTGCTTTTCGGGATTTCCCAGCAATAGGAGCGGTCCCTGCCATCTATGTTGGGAGTCATCAGGTGATTTGATCGTAGGGTTCAAATCGGATCCTTGCATAATTGGTATGATGACAATGACTCCTAGTCGCCCGGGATTCCACGACTCTATATGCAAGTCGATAACTTCAGCAGGGAAAATGCTACACTCCTGTGAACGGTTGAATGCTTTCACCCTTTCTCTGGCGTTTTCTCTATCGGATGGTTTTATGGGGTGTGAGCTGTGTGGTGAGTTTTTCGATGACCTCGTTCCTGTGATCTTCAAGTTCGAGAAACTGGGATTACCTAACCTAGTTAGACCCTCAAGTTGCTGTAAAGTCTGTCTGAAACTGCTGGAGAAAGCTAGAGAGTGTGATCAAATCTCTGGATTCGACTTTGTCAAAGTTGATCTATCCAATCCGATCGCTGAAGTTAGACCTGGACTATTAGTTTCGATATGTCCAGGACCCCATCAGGAGAACTATGGGATTTTTGAGGGATTCAGAGGGATTCTCTTGATGGGTATGACTAGCAGATTGAGCACGATTGATCCAGAGGGAAATAAAATTCTGGAGAAGATACGCTGGACTCAGTCGGAGGTTGAGTATTTGTTAGCCATTCCCGTCCCGACTGGAGATTGGAGAATAGTAGGAGTGCCAGACTCTGGTAGATACCAAAACTCAGCCTGCAGCAACAGGGTCACGATTTTGGACACATCGGTAGTAGGTCCGATCTTCGTAAATTTCAAAATAGATATAATGTCCAGGTTGGCTCTGACCGAAACAGTCATTCAGGAGTGTTTGAGAGTATTGCCATCAATCAAAAATAGATGGGAGACATTCTTGTTCATGATGCAGTACCAACCCTTCTATCTAATAGGATCTGATATAAAGGGAGACAGGAGTATAATAGAGTCAGCAAAACTGACCGACTCCAACATCATGACTCTGGACAAAGATATGATGATTCAATGTAAAGAGAGAGGAATATCGGTGATGACCTCCCTGGAACAGACATATCTACCTAGGGGTAGAACCACAATGTGGAGGAAAAACATGGGAAACAGTACTATTGGTTTAGACAATGAAGGTAAAGCCTGCGTTATCTTATCATCGGAGGACTCCAGGGATGATAGGAACTACTTCGGTCTGACCAAATTCTCCCATGAATTAGACCACAAGCCTGTCCCGATTTTACAACAATGGCCATCGGCTGAGAGGACTATCTCTCCATCACATTTCCTAGAGCCTAGAGACTCAGAATTGAGGAGAGTGGGTTGGGACAATTACATTCAGACAGATATCCAGGAAGTGACCGATAAAATCCTTCAGTGGAGGAACCTCTACGATCCAGGGAATCAGATTCCTTTGAAGGAGTCACTAAACAACTCCATTGAGATTCTGATTGAGATGTCCAATGAGAGAGATTCTATTCCTCCAGGATACATTGAAGGTAGAATTGACTCAGCCTGGCCATCTCTGAGAAGATCATCTGACATGGACTCCCTGAACTTCCAAGATTTGGTTTTGGAGTCATCTATGCCCATTGAAGGACCAAATTGGGATGACTCAAGAGATTACCATTTACGAAGAGACACAGAGGGAGAGCTGGGATCAGGGAGAAGTAAATCAAAGATCTGGGATGATGTGGATGTACCAATCTCCTTCTTCGAGGACTATGATCGACATACGGAGTCCCCTTTCACCATAGATTGTGAGAACTCGGATAGCTTCAGCAAAATGAAGAGATTGATCATAGAGGAGGGCAACAAGAAGAGTCCAGTTCGAGAAATTAGATCCCTTCGGATTTATTCTAGATTGTTCTATAATCTTCTGAATTTGATAAAGGGTAAAGCTTATAGTCAGTCCAGCAAGAAGTTCATCAGGATTTCATCTAAAATATCCAGGAAAAGGAGAGAGAAACTCTGTTATGTCTCTTCATTCGGTTTGGGGAACATGGGAGTCGTGGTTTATAAAGTCCCGGGTAGGTTCGTAGAGTCGGACACCTTCTGGGTGAGGTTTTGGTTCTGTAGAGCTTCAGGAACAAGTAGAGCTTCCATTCCTTCATTCTTCAAAATTTATGCTAGTGAAGAGGTGACCAATGACTTCGGGAACTCGGTGATCCGAGAGTACACTAGATGTTACACCTTCACTGCATCTAAGCTTTCATTCCTGTCCAATCTATACCTGAATAGCTCTGGTATGAGATCCATGAATCTAAGACCCGGAATTATGTCCCTTTTCTTTTGGTCTAATGTCTTCGGAGGAACAAGGACCAGGAAAGATACCGCCATGGTTAAATTCATGACTACGGCTTTAGAATCAGATTGGTGTTCGCTTGAAGGGATGGTTAAGAAATACCTCAAAGGACCTAGAAGGAGACCAATGGATAGGTTAACCCTGGATCTATGGATTCAAACTCTCTGTGACAAGTTGAACAGCTTAAACAGTGGGTCATCAGGGTATTTCAGCCTATTCGGTGAAACAGATAACTTGGTGGATTACACCGATTTGGGCAACTTCCATACTCTGAGTTATGTCTCCTCTGAGACTAGGAATCATCTGATGTCCGAAGCCCTGACCGATTTGAATTCCAACAGATCAAGGATTCCCAACGACTGGTGTGGCGGTGATGAGTTTCCCACCACTCCTGGGAAAAGAGTCTGGAATAAATCCGTAATCTCAGCGGCATTAGAGATACACTTTATGCGAGGCGATCTATCCAGGGACTTCCATCACAGCCCTATAACCTTTGAAGAACTCGAAGAATCCCTCGAAAAGAATAGGGAAGAATTTCTTGACGGACCAAAGTCTTGCTATCATTTCAAGAGTCCCTCATCCTACTCCAACTCTATAGCCAACTGCCTACTGGTCAAGGAGATGCTACTAAACGGATACTCTGACTCCGCCATGGACATGATTCTCTTTTCAGTCAGAGATATCATTCATCAAGGATATTCATTGACATTTCAAGCAATAAAGCCCCAACACGACTCGGCAGCAAGACCAATAGTTGTTCAAACCTCGACCGCTAAAGTGTCTAACTGGCCCCATCAGAGGGTCTTTGGAATAATCAATGAGACTAGTCCAACAGAAATGACCTCGATGCCATCCTTTGATCAGCAAATGACTGTGCAATCAGTGGGGGTTGTAGGAGACGGACTCCAAATCAACGATGACATGGGATCCTGGTCGGGCTCGGACTTTAAGGAGAAATTCAGATTTGTGGTCCACATAATGATTAGGAGAGGATTGATAGATGAAAGGGTCGGAAACATCCTCCTCACAGTTATGACTCTATCTGATCGACTAAGAATATGTGTTCCCTTTGCAAACTCCGAAAAACACCATCCCAGCAGGATTTATCATCGGGGTTGGTTGGTCAAAATGCCACTGGATGAAGATTCCTTTAAGAAGGGCGATCATCTCAGAACGGGATTTGGATCCAGTATAAACAGACAAGGAGGAGTCTCTCCGCTGTCCACCAAAGGAGGGACTTGGAATCCATTGACCCAGAAAAAGACTCAAATTTCGGATTGGTTCGTAGTTATAACCATGGAAAATGGTTGGATGCAAGGGTTGTTTCATAGTATTTCCTCCTTCGTACACGATATACAGATGTCTACCTACAAACATCTTGTGTCCAGACTGTATCCTGAATTGAGGGTTTCATATTTGGTTCACTCGGATGACAAAAATGTGGGAATATCTGGAAAGATGAACTCAACAACTGCCAGAAGGTTAGTTGCTATCAACACCAACCTGGTCAATCTGTTTGGTCTTCAGCAGAGTACCTCGAAGTCATCCTCCACCTGGTTGAATGATATCGGTTCTTTTAAAGAGGGAGCTAACTCCAGATTTTCCGAGTTTTTGGGATCAGTGACTTGTCAGGGAGTATCATACTCCAGCAACTCCAGGCAATGGGGAGTGATGAATGGCTGCCAACATGACAATCCAATAGATAATCTCTTAGCCATTATCAGTAGCCACATGAATGTCCTCAATTTGGGGGCCTGTCCGATTCATGTTGAGTTCAGTTTATGGGACTGTATAGCTGAATTACAAAAAAGATTCGGATTGAAGAAGGGATTTTCGGGCGATTCAGATTTTGAGATTGGAGGACTCAGAGTGAATAATGTCCTAGAGTACTTGGGATATCCATGCATATCGGTCGTTGAATTTAGAGCTCTGGGAACTAGCGGAGATAAGCTCTTCAAAATGATCAAATACGGATCCAAAATATCAGGGCAGATTGAGGATCTTCCCTCATTCATAACCATGAAGAGAATGAGGAAGAAGTTATCTTTAACTATAGAGAGATTGTCCGAGGAGTTCATTTCTCCGGAAACTCACATCTATGGAGAAGTCAAAAGATTGAGTTCAATGAGAGGTGTCTCTAAGGCTCAAGAGGCGGGGCTTGGTTTACTCTCCATGGGTATAGGGGCTAGATTGGGTAAATGGAAAACCAATTCCGGAGAGATGAGTGCAAAGGAATTGCTTTCGAAATCTTCATTCCACTCCGACTTCATGACTGATAACTTCATCAATCCGAGGATGCTACCCATTCTGTCTGACTCATCGAAACTAGAGGCCGCGAAGCTACTTGGGGAAGTGAGACTCATTAGATCTGATCCCAAAAAGATGTTCTTCGGTTTCGGGGATCTCAGGATATCCCAGTTTGACATTACCAACTCTTTTGAGGAGGTGGAAGAAATTCTGCTACATGATGGGATGGTAAATCCCATAATGAGATCAAAGTTCAGAAAATTAGGAGAAGAGATAGATGGATTTTGCCGGGCCTATGGTATCCGGAGTACTAGAATCCTTTTAGAATCTGAGGGAGTTTGGGAGATGCATAGAAACCAAAATAGATTCAGCCACATCATTAGCAATCAGTACTCTGGTCTTTATGATTTTCCACACAAAGGAGTAAAATTCGAGTTGCCAGCTGATGCTGGTTCTTACGAGATGATGAAGGTGAATACTTTCTCGGCTAGAGTTACTATTAGAGAACTATCCAGAGATCCCTTCAATTTCCTGTCAAGAGTTCAAGATGAGATCAATTCTGCATCAATTTCAGCAATGCAGAACATAAACGTTCGAGAAGTGTCCGTCAGAAGAAGAATCATAGAACTGTCTCACGCCTCAGACGTCCCGACTAATCTCAAACTCCGAGGAATACCGGGAAGCACCCAGAGGATAATTAGATCCATACTGGGAGGAGAGTTCAATTTTGACTCTTCTTACCTGGTATACAGTGGTGAAATTGAGGAATTTAACTTATATGATCATATTTCCATGAATAGAATGGTTAATAAGGTGAAATACAACGTGGAGGATAAGGTTTTCAGCATTCAGGTGAATATTCAGGTTACCAGAGAGTTGATTAAGGAGAGATTCCCTGACTCTTCTGAGGAATCTTGGTCTGGGAATTGTTATTCCATAGGTAAGGTCTGGGGAGGCGACATGTCGACAATTTGGATATCATCCGATTTGATAGTCATGTGTGGTAAAAGAGGGAACAAAGAATTATCCTCAAAGGTCTCTTGTGAGATACCAAAACTACCATCGACTATAATATTTGACGCCTCAATTTATTTGGGAGTTATAGAACTTAGATCCAGTAAATCCTATAGAGTAAAGATTGGGAGCCTACAATACCCTTGCAATAGAATGCACGGGGCTAATTCCTGGAATGAGAGAAGACAACTCAGACAATTGAAGGATAAATTAGCTTTACCTGAGTGCGACGAGGATCACGCTAATCTCCCAGAGGTTTGTTTCTGCAATCACGAGAATGTGGTCCTTGAGAGTTTCGGAAGAGAGACTAAAAGGGAGGGTATGGTAGATAGATTGTGTGAAGTCCTAGAGGACTCTCGGGATTCTTGTGAGAGGTTATGGATAGACGTCAGAGAACTGATTAGAAGCGTAGTTCCTTCAGCTATCTCCGGGATAGAGCCGGAGATATTTATGTCGATGGTTGGGTTTCCATCGATATCAGCTACTTATGCTTATATCATGTTCTCCCTTAGATCCACTGGGACTCAAAGGGTTTCTGCCATATCGAGGGTTAACGGAAGGATTTTTATGACCCTGGAAAACGATTGGGAGTCCATAGATTTAGAGACTAGAGAGAGTCAGCTAGGTTGCTGGATGATCAGTCCCGTCACAAGGGACATATGTCTAGAAAAAGATGTCCCAGATCCGATAAGAGAAGTCTTTTCAGATTCAGAATTAGCAATTCTTGAGAGGATAGAGAAAGATCAGTCATTACCCTTACAACTGGGAGATGTGAATGTTTTGAAATTCCTCACTGAGATTATATCAGGAAGGCTGATTAGAAAGAGGAATATTGCCAAGCTAGAAATTGGTGACAAGGTGGACTTGGATGAGTTCCTATCCAGGACAGTGAACGAAGACTATCTCAAGGTAGTCGAGACCTTCAGGAATGAATACTTGGGTATCTCGGAGATACCAGATCTGGCTATGGATATAGGCATATACAGAGTCTCCCCCAGCAAGGGGAATAATACCCTAAAGACTCTTTGTAGGTCTGATTCATCAGGAAAGATAATACCAACAAAACTGTTCTGGGAGATTCTGTTGAGATCCAGAACTGGAGATTATCCATTTCCTTTCTCAACGATTGTTTGGGATATGTTGGTTAAATCTTATGGATTGGAAGGGAAAGCGGAATCTGCCAGATGGTCAAGACATTATGATAGATATGTTTATTCATTAGAATTAGATTGTTTCAATATAATGATGAGTCTGGCCCCGAGACTCACTCTGGAGGTAGTTTCCAATTCAATAGGAGGTGTCTACACCCCCAATCCTAGTTTCTGGGGAACGTTGTTGAGTCTCAAATCTGGCAGATTGTCCGAAGTTCACAGCAATCTCATATTCGAGGATGAGATCTGGTTGTACATAAAGACGGTCTCGGATCGAATTCCAGAATTGAGTGAGTTGAGAGGAATAGACTCCAGAAAGGGATCCAACTCTATATTCTCCATGTTCATGGACAAGGAGAAGTCTCTTCCGATTTGGTCGGATTATCTGGAGAGGTACTTAGTCTGGATTCCATATCCTCCGGATAATCTAGATCCCGATCTCACAGGCGTTAATAATTCAATCGACAGGGTCAGACTCAGAATGGCAGAGATCTCAGGATCAAACAATTTACCTGGAGTCTCCTTAAGAGAGAGCATGAGAAATATGACTCTTGAAATGTCTGAGAGTTTCGTCCTGATGGAGTCTTTCGATAAAGCTTACGAAAAGAAGGATCTAGTTAGATCCCTTACCCAGAGCTTCAGAGGTAATCTGGTGGAGGTGGAGGAGGTTATGGAGTCTATTGTCCTGGACACCTTCCCAGCTCTAGTGGAGAAACGGTATGAATCGAAATACGCTCATTGGTTCTCCTTAAAGGGACTTTCATATACTTCAAGCAGGATATCCAGACCCCCAGTAAGAACTGAATTGATATATAAAACAGATTTACCTTTTCGAGATCAAAAATACCATCCGATGATTGACCTCATAGTTGATGGTTCGGCCGAGATGGAGAGTGCTAGGAACTTTATAGCGAGAATGAACTCCAATGAGATTTCACCTAGACTCAGGGAAGAGTTTGAGAAGTTAAAAGCCTCCTGCTCAATTTTGCCCAATCAGCAGATATCTCACTCAAGGCATATAGATATGATACTCAATCAGGTGAAAAACCAGGCTCTAGTGAATGAGATAAGGACAATACTAATCTGAAAATCTTCATCACCAGTAACGATGAAGGCAAAAAATGTCAAGATTGTCGAGAAGTTTATTTTAAAATAATACTATGAAAAAGAGGATAGAGTATAGGAATGAAGTTCAAATAAGAACATCGTTTAGCTGCTAATTCCTATT